TTTCATAAATTTCTTTATGTTCTTCACCGTAACGGGCGTACTCCAAACCGAACAAAGCGTTCAGGCCGGGAAGCAACTCTTTAAGTAGCTGTGCACGTGAAATAGCCATGATTTATTCTCCTTTATTAGACGCCAGTAGCGTTGTTATAACCGTGCCAGCCAGCGTTCCAAGTAACCAATGCTTCTGGATAACCTGTGAACGAGAAGCCAGTTGCAGTCGATTGAGCAGTAGTAACTGCTGTATTAATCGTCACAGTGGTACCGTTAACAGTAGTCACATAGGTGTTGGAGCCGGGGTTGATGCCGGGGCCAGAAACTGCCATGCCGGGAAGGATGGCGCTGTTAGAAGACGACAAGGTAAGTGTCGTGCTGCTAGAAGTAGCGTTCTGAGTCACAGTAACAGCTGATTGGGGAACCACGCCGACAATGCGGAAAGGAGCTGCACCAGTGTTAGGAGTGATAGTAGAAGTGCTAGTAGCCGATGTGGAAATAGCCACGCCAGCATAAGAGTCACCAGTGGTTGTAGAACCAGTGTTACCAGCTGCTGCACCAATGTACCAAACATTAGAACCAATGTAGGCTTGGTTAATGTATTGAAGAGTGGTAGAGCCACCAGTACCAGCGGGGCTGTTTAGCACCACGGTTTGGAACACGGCTTGCGGGTCATCAACGACATAACCAATTGCATCAGGGGCAGCAGTGCTTGCTTGCCAGAATTGATAACGGTTTTTGCCGTAAATGGGGCCGCCAGTTGTCGAGTACTCGCAACCAACGAAAACACCAATCGTACCGGCCACAGCGCTAGAAGCGTTGTAGGTCAGTGTAGATTGGATCAAGTTACCGATGTTAGCACCAGTACCGATTTGAACAACGTCACCGTTGAACATGCTTGTGCTGTAACCGTTGACAATCGGGAACATGCGGGTAGAACCAGCATAAACACGACCGCCAATCAAGTTAACAGGTTTTAGTCCATAAGGACCTGCTACTGTAGGATAGGCCATATAAATCTCCTAAAAGTTAAGAACCTCTGCCAAATGTCACACTAGACTTCTTTTCTTGGAAAAGAGGCATTCGTGTGTCGCTCTGACGCATATAACTATTGTCCACTGCTTGTGCATTTTGCTCAGTCAGGTTCGCCTCATAATCAAACCGGGCTTGCACAAATTCTTTAGGAATCTTGCACAGCAATAAACCATCAACTTCAATGTTGTCTTTGAACCGACTATTCGGATCAATCAACATCCTAAATTTCGGCTGCTCTTCAATCTTGACTGGTTCCCAGCCTTCCCGCAATTTGGCAGAAAGATTCCTAGGGTCAGGATTGTTTAACATCGAAACTCGAACCCAACGATAACCCCAGTCAGGGTGTTTATCAGGTTCTGGTAACAACTCAGGTAGCGCCCATACTTTAGGTCGCAGTTCTTGTTGTCGGGTTTCAATTTCACGTGGGTTACGATTACTTTCAGCCATTTTGGGACTCCGTTTTAACTAGTTCGTTGTAATACTGCTCTGGCGTAAGTTTGAATTTCTTAGCCAGTTCCAGCTGCCGTGTATTAAGGGTGATCTTTTTTGAAGACGTAGAACGGGTAGCTGGTGCAACCACCGTGGTCTTGCGAGTTGTAGCAGAAGGTTTGGCTTCTGTATCCCCAAATTTATCTGGGAAGCGTTTCCGAACTTCGGTATCAATACTGTTCCAGTAATGGTCAGAGCCAATAGGGACTCCTTCCCTTTCCAGACGCTTATGAATACCCATCGCTAGGAAACTCATATCATCATCGGTCCCGTACCACTTGTTTTTGTCAAGCCACGCTTGGGTTTTTGCGTCCAATCGTGCGGGTTGATTTTGAACTTGTTGCGTTTGTACCTGATTTTGAGTAGCTTGTAAAGCATTTTCATCATACTGAGGTTTATATCGCTCCCACTCTTGGGATGCAAACTGCACCTTAGTTAGATTTTCTTGCGCCTCTACCAGCCGTTCAGCGTCCCCAGAGTCATAAGCCTCCTTATATTCTCGGCGAGCTTTTTCTAAATCAGAGGCCAGCTTTTCTTTGGCGGTAGATACAAATACCTTTTCGCCTTCAGTCAACCTTTTCTCTAAGATCTTCTTCTCATTTAATACAGCATGGGCCACACGAATAGCTTCTTCGTTTTCACGCAGTGCTGCTTCCTTGGCTCGGCGCTCATCATGAATGAGTTTTTTCATCTGCAGCAGACGCTGCTTTGCTTCTTTAGAGTAAGACTCTAAATCATCATTATCAATTTCATCCACGATCTCTTTGGGTAACGGCGTAGCGTTGCGCCGATCTTCCTCTGGAGTATCGTCAATAATCTCAATTTCAACTTCGTTCTCATCCTCATCGACCCCTTTATTTAAGAAGCCAAAGTCTGGTTTGTCAAAATCTCCAGCCATGTTGTTCTCCTTAAACCCGTGTAATGCCACGTGGATCTTCAACAACCGCCTCTACCGAGTCGTCATTGATAATCCGGAACTCACGGCCATGAATCTTCAGGCGTGTACCAGTGTTGGGTCGGGCCAGAATAAAGTCACCTTCTTTGCACCATGCCCCAGTTGGGAAACGTTTTTCATCTTTATAGCAGTCTGGACCCATCTTGATCACAAAGAACACAGTCGATAAGACTTCTTCCATGTGCAAAGATGTTTCCGCTTTCAAAATACCGCTAGTACCGTATTCTTTCTCGGCATCTGGGATGCCCACTAACATGTGATATCCGCTAGGAACTGGCAACTGTTTTGCTTTTTCCTCTGCTGTTTGAGGCAGGGTAGTTACGTTGTTTACATCATCGGGGTTTGAGCCGATTAAAAGTTCACTCATCAAAATGCTCCAATCTAGAACGCAGGTCACTTATTTCTAAACGCATGGTGAGCAGACCCTTAATCTCTCCACACATCCTTTGGTAGTCGGCGTAGTCTTTGGCTTCGCCGCCTCCCAGAGCCTCTTCAAGAACTTTCACCTTGTCATCCATCTTTTTGAGAAGATGATCTAAGATTTTTTCTTTCATTTAGTTTCCTTTTTTGGTTCAGGTTTGTTCTGAGCCTGTTTCATTTGCTGCTGATGTTTGTACAAATCCGCAGTAACTTTTAATTTTTCAGACTGGCGCTGTTGGTTCATCTGGGCTTTGGCCTGACCAACCTGATTGCCAATTCGCATTCCTTCAAGTTGTTGTTGCGCCATTAACTTTTCTTTGTCTGCTTTAGTTTTAGCGCCAACTTGCATACCTGCAATTTCTTTCTGAGATGCAATACGCAATTTTTCAACCTCAATTTGGTCGGCTTTAGCTGCCGCATCAATTTGCAATTGTTTTTGTTTAATATCAATTTCTTGCGCTTTAAGTTGCAACTCTTTCATCTGCATTTGGATGATTGGATCTTGAGCCGCTTGTTGAGCTTGTTGTGCAGCCACAGCCGTTTGGTTCTGATGCAGCAGGTTTTGAGCCGCAGGTACCGCCAAACGTGCAATCTGCATTTCCTGTTCTGGCGACAAGTCCACAGTCTCATCAGGATCATCTGTGTATGGGATCTGAATGCCCATCTGTTGTTGCATCTGGCGCATGTATTCCATGCCAACGTGTTCGGCAATATGAGCTTGCAACGCCTGCATAATCTGTGGAGCTTGAGGATTTTGCCCAATCAATTGTTTGCTCTTAGGATCTTGTAATACTGCCATGTGAATTTGTATATGCGCTTGGTGATCCTGATACATAAACGCTTTAAGCGGCGTGTTCTTTAACGCATCCATGTTCTCAGTCACCGGATCCTTGGGCTTCATGTCATCCGGCAGAGGAACCAGCTTCTCTGCATTCTTAATACCAATCACTTCCAGCATCTGACGGTGCAGGTATGGCAAGTTATACAACTGAGGCGCAGTCTGGGACAGCTGCAATACCGCTTGATACTGCACCACTTTTTGAGACATGGTGGCCGCATTAGGGTCGCTCACTGGGATGATATTGACCATCTCATAGTCAGACCTACGGGCCTTACGGCTTCCTACCACCGGCTCATAGGAATAATCTTCCGGCGCATAGTCAGCAATAATTTCCTTCAAGAGACGGAACTCTTGTTTCATAGAGTAGTGAATACGTGCTTGAATAGCACTCATCACCTTCAGCGTCCGCTCCAAAATAGCCAGCGTTGTCCCCACAGGAGACTGGCTGGACATGTCAGACGCTTTTAAGTCTCCGCTAGAGGCAAAGCGGCGGCCCTCATCAACAATCTGATTGAGCAGCGCCATCAATGTTTGGCTTGGCTCTTTGTAAGGCAACGGCAAAATGTTGTCTTTCATCGTGCCGCTTGGTACATCCACATCCCTAAACTCGCCGGGGGCAATCGGAGTATCGTCACCTTTCACCCGCAGGCCACGGGTCTTAAACCCTCCGGGCAAGTTAGCCAGCGAACCAGCGTCCACCAGCTGGCGCAAAATAGAAGTACCAGACTTGGCAAATGCACCAATCAGGTGAATCAAACCAAAGTGGTAAAAACCAAAGCCGGGGATATAGCCATAGTGCACAAAGTGCTGGCGTTTTTGGTGCGTCTTATCGCCCTCTCTCCAGTTACGGCGAATAGACAACACCGCACCATTCGTCTTCTCAATCGTCACCACATACGGCAACAAAATACCTGTTGGCTCACCTTCTTCATCCGTATGCTCGTATCCGGGCAAGTCCAAATGAACGTGCATCTCTAAAACTTTAAAGCGGTCATCCGTTGTTGCTCGGAAACCCAGCTTCTCAGCAATCCGCTTTTCAATCTCATCCAGCGTGTTATCCGGCGTTCCCAGCTCAATATCACGGTAAAAACCAGAATACTGAAGACGCTTCAATTCATTCTCAGTCTTACGCATCACATGAGTAATACGCTCTGCCTATTCCAAAGAAGTTGAGCCATAAGGAACCACCAGATCTTCAGCCGGAATGTAAATAGACACCTGACGGTCTAGGCTGTGGTCCACATAAATCTTCTTAAACCCATTACCAGACAAACCCACGCCCCA